TTTGAGTCGTTGACTGTTTCGCAGGACGCGGAAACGCCGTTCCTGATGAATTTTCAGATCAGCTTCATCGCTTGGAAAGAACGTTTTCGTCAGGGTTCCCCTTACAAGGACACGATCCACAACGACATCAAGCGCGGACATGACTACGGGGCATGGAAGCCCACGGCCGTCGCTGTTCAGCAAGCTCAAAGTGGCTTCGGCACATCCACCACCGTGGCTTTGACGCCAAACACATTCCCGTTGGAGTCAGCACCCATCACAGGCGGGTTAATTCCGCCGAGCTTCGTCCCACCGCCTCAGCCTGCGCCTGTTGCGCCCGCTAGGCTGGCGGCGCAAGATGCCAACACTTATCCGCAGGTTGATGCGTCTGCGAACGACACGTGCTATGTGGAACCGACGATCAACTCGTCCACTCCGACCAACTCAGGAAATTGGAAAGGCGAAATTTCGCCGTTGTCTTTTGGCTAAGGCGTAAACGATATGGCTCAAGATACCAACACATCAAACATGATCCGCAACATCTCGCAGACCGTGCAGGAACGGGAGATCATCAAGACTGCGCCGGATGTGGTCGTGTTTATTGACGGACTGCCTTACCTGATCAACTCGTTTATCACTGACCCGAACAACCCCAAGAGTGGCACTACTTTGGTCAACTTCAACGATCATGTGACCTCGTTTAACGCCGCCTACGATATTGACAACTTGGTGCCGAACTGTTCCATCTCGCTTCAGGTGCCGAACTACCAAAAATACCTCTATCAAATGCCGGGCGGCAACAACCTGCTTCAGACCATGGCGCAGATTCAGGTTTACGCCAAGGGGTATTACATGGCGTCCACAGGGGACACGGTGTATCGCCGGGTGTTCAAGGGAGTGGTCTCGTACATCGGCTACAACGACAACGGTAAGACCCTTGAAGTCAGCATACAATGCCAAGGCATTATGCACATGCTGCAACTGATGCAGACGAACGTCCACCCATCCGCCAACACTTCCACTAACACAGGCTCCAACATGGTTGTCACACAGTCTAAGTACGTTGGCAACTGCTTTGTGGTTTTGGCAGACGTGTTCGACGACCTGTTGCGCTCGGATATGTTTCAGATCGGCTCGCTACTTCTAGTCAACTCCCAAGATGACCCTTTCTTTCAGGCTGTGCAACGGGGCTACATGGCTAAGTGGCAAGCGATCCTCACCAACTTGAAGAAGGACATCCACATTTTTGGTCCATACAAGGACACTGTCGGTGAAGTTCAAGTCACAGACAAGGGACCGAACTATGGCAATCCAGACAAGAACACACAATCTGACGCAGTCAGCAGGCATCTGACCCAGACAGAGGCGGCTTTGAGGGCTGATTACGACGTCTACTTAAACAACATCCAGACATATCGCCCGTTCAACAACATCACGCCTCTTGACGTCAAGAACAGCACGATCATCAACCGCCTTGACCTTGTTCGTGAGATCGTAGGGATGATGGATTACGAGGCATATCAGGACGTGGACGGGAAGATCATCATAAAGCCACCCCTGTACAACTTGGATGTGGTCAACGTCGGCGTGCGGACTTCCCAAACGCAGACCGACCTGAACAGTTCGCACAACAGCCTGACCAACCCCGCGACTGCCATCTACGAAACCAACAACCCGTTCGTGGTCTACCTGTCGGAGATTCTCACGGAACAGGAAAGCGAAGACCAGTCTGCGATCCGCAGGACGCGCACCACTGTTGTGGGCAACATATCTAGGGACTTCCAGATCAGTTACGACTCGTTTATTTCCCAAATCGGGGAGTACATCGACGTGTCGAAGATAGCGAAGTTTGGGCTTCGCGAAGAGCCTGTGCAGCAGGTGCCGTGGGTTGACGAAGGAGACAGGATCACTCTTTTCTGCCACGCCGCTGCCGAGACTGCTCGTGCCAACCGTGGTTACCGTACGTACACGTTCAGCATCCCCGTGCGCCCCGAACTCAAGCTCGGCTTCCCGGTATACATTCCGCACAAGGACATGTACGGCTACATCAAGAACATTTCAATGAACTATTCTGTCGGCGGCACTGCCACCATGACGGTGACATGCGACTCAATCCGCCGCAGAGTGTACGTCAACACCACGCAGACTACTGGCAACGCGAAGCAGACTTTCTCCGCCTATACGCCTGCGCCCAACTTGGTCTACCAGTGGACGCAAGTTCCGCCCGACACACAGGTCCCTAATCAGTCCCCCAGTTCTTTGCAGTTCCAAACGAACCAGCAGGGACTCGTCGCCTCGGGTGCAGCGATCAAAGGTGTGAGCAGCAGTTCCACCCCTTCCAGCCTTGTGGGTTCTCAAGCAACGCTGAAAGGGGTTACCACAAACTCAGACGGCAGCGCGGCCACGCCCGTGCAGCTTAACAAAGTCTACTCTGTCAGGTCGCAGGTCGTAGCCTCCAAGCTAGGCAACCAGTTTGACACACCGTTCGGTTCGTACGTGATCAAGAACGACGGCATGACAGAACAAGGAACCACTGACCTCACTGCTGGCAAGAAGGTTGTCGCCAACGGGAAGACGGTTATTTTGAACACGAATCCCGGCCCCGGATATTTTTCTACGCAGCGACCCGCCGACCTGTCTTACATTTTGACTGTTTGCGGTGATGCCACGCATCATACCAACTCCGTGATCCCGTTTACGGACGGCAAAGGGTACGAGGTTGTGTCCCCATTTCCGTGGGGAAGGTACGTGGACTTGAACACCGCCCTCAAGACGTTCACCGAGCAAGGCTTCCTGCCGGGGGTTACGGACGTCAACGGTCAACCAACGCAAGATTTGAACGACTTGGCGATCCGGTTAAACACAGATGCCTTCATATTCGCCGGATTGGGTACACCCACCGGACTCGGTGACCCGTCGTCGCAGATCATCACCAACCTGCAACAGCAACAGCAGCTTATCGGCGGCAACCAGCAGTATGTCCCGCCAACATCCGCCGCGACTACCGCTCCGGGTACTCCGTTGCAGAGTACGGCAAACACCGCAACTTCCGGGGGAGTTCAGAAGACTAACAGCGAACCCGATGCCACGGTCATCGTCCTCCATTATAACCCAGCGCAACCGGGATCATTCGCAGACAACAACCTGCTCAATGCTTCCCAGCCGGAAAACAAGTTCGCTGAACAGCTTTTGGCTAACACCCAAAACTCACTTCAGCAGACTGTTGACGTATTAGTCTCTGGAGAGGTAGCACCTCCTCCAGCCGTGCAGGAGGCCTTGCTAGTGACCCAAACTCAAACAGCCTCCGGCAAGACGCTTAAGCTTGTGAATGGTAAGCCAGTTGTGCAGGGATCAAAGTAATGCCAGTCAATGACAACACAAGATACTACCCGCATGCCCCGCTGGAACGGGATCGCCAGCGTTTGGCGAATGAGCTTTACCTTGTGGAAGTGCTGTCGGTGGACTACGAACGTCGCACGCTAACCCTACGCGACCTCAAGACCAGCCTGATTTACGACGACGTCGGTGTCTTTCCAGCAAACGTCTCCTCGCAAGAAGAACTTGACATCAACATGCCGGAACAGGGCGCTTTCGGCATTGCTTGCAACTACGACTACGGCGGCGGTGGATTCAAATTCCCCATGGTCGTCGCGTGGGTTCAATCCCAGAGGTTGCAGGGAATAGATGCAGTAGCCAACCGCTCGCTATCGGGAGACAAGGTTCAGGGCTATTCGGATCGCCGTCGTTCTACGTACCGCAAGGCGTATCCTGGTTCCAAGACCTCAACCTACACCAGCGGCTTTTCCGAGAGGATTGACTCTTCGTGGGACAGGCAGGGAGCCGATCTCACCCGCGATAAGGTAGACTCCGACAAGCGCCAGTGGACGACGATTGCCGGGCGCAAGGTGGCGTACAGCGACGCCGGGGTCGCGTACCAAGGCTCAATCAATCGCCCCACCGCCTCAAACCTAGTTCCTACGCTGTTGCCGGACGGTACAAGCGATTATATCGCCTACTTGCAGCCAGGAGCCGTCCCCGCCGACCGCTACGTCAGCGGGAAGCCTGACGTCATCCCGTTCAGCGAACACACGGAACTTGTGCAGGAGTTCTCGCTTGATTACCCGGTGCCCTACGAGGTCTTGCAGACCTCGCTGCTTGACTCCATCCTCGGCACGACCGCAGACCCGTGGCAGCGCACGACGGTCACTCCGGCCAACGGCACCGTTCCCGCGTTTGACAACGAGTCGTTTGAGATCAATCAAAGCTGGGACGACCCGTTTGACGACCGCGTCAAGGCTATCGGCCCCGCGCTGAACGAGGGAGCCACACCGCAGCGGCGCGGCTATATCATGGAACGGACGGCTGGCACGCTTGTCGGCTACAATCTTTTTGACCCGAACACCTACGGCAAGGTACTCAAGCCCCAGCTTTTCGTCGGCTCACAGAAGATGTCGTACCTCGGCAAATTTGGGAGCAGCGTTGAGTCCGGCTACAATGCCGTGGTTGACTCCACTGACCACGCCGAGGCGAGACTCGCAGCGTCGTGCCTCGCGATCCGCTTTCCCTACGAGCAGAACACCACCCGAGTGAATGTCACCAAGGAAGGCTTGGTGCAGATGGAAGTAGGGAGCACGCTTCCGAAGGAGAACATCCCGCTACAGCCTTTCAAAGGCTACGAATATCCGTTCGGCGCGGGGCGTTCCCTCGAAGCCAACCTTGTGGGATCGGCGCAGGTCGTGATCGGCAAGAACCGTGACGAGGAAGAATCGCTAGACCTCACTGCACTCGGCCAAGTCGTACTCCGCCTTGGTGCAGACGACACGTCAATTCCAAACCCGCAGCGCAACGACATGCGCGTGACCCAAACGCAGATCAGGAGCAAGAAAGACTTGATCTCTGATCGTGTTCTACAGTTCTGGAATCAGCAAGGCGTCGCACTCAAGCCGGGTGACGCTGGCAGCTTGACGATGAAGACTGGCGGAGAGAACGTTTCACTCCGTGGTGCGTTTGACGGCGGCACCGTGCTGCGCCTCGGCGCTAAAGACCCGGCAGCCAAGCGCCGCCATCTGAAGAACGGCTACATTGACGGACAGGGTTTGCACCCCTACGGCATCAATGACGCTGCACGCGTGGATTCAAAGAGCTACCGTGCTGACTACGGACCCGGTGACTCAATTTACCAGTTTCATGACCTAACACAGGTAGGATCGTCAATTCTGCCGTCCATTTTCCAAGCGCCGTACGTTTGGTCTGGTACCCCAGTGAAAAGCCAGTCGCAGCCCGGATCGCCAATGGATTCACATGGTCGGTCTCTTGATTTACATGCTGTGATGGATATTTTGCTGCGCGTCGGTGCAAACCCGGACTCGCAGCAGTCCATTTTGGTTGACACGGATGGTGGGCTGGTGCTTGACCTGGGCACGGACTATCTCGGACGCTCCATCACTGCTGCCCTTGAGGGTGGCGTAGAGATCACGATCAAGGCGAACAAGCAGGGCAAGGCGCTGCGCCTCATGATTGACGGGGACATTGACATCTCCCATCGTGGCAACCTGAACTACTATTGCTCTGGCGACGCTACACTTGAGATGACATCGCGCCGTCAGATAGTCAAGACGGACAACGTTGAGACGCAGCAGAAAAAGATCAGTTCCTCGCTGGCGCGGGACACACGCGAGTCCTACGGCGACATGATCAACAGCCAAGGCGGCTCTTACGAAACTTATTCTGACGAGAACGACGAGAACTTTACACCATGAGCTTATCTGACGCCGAAAAGCAGGCTCTAGTATGGCCGATCAAGGCGAAGGGCGACGTAACGCGCTTCCAGCCACTCGGCGATCCCGCCATTGAAAAGATATACCACGAGTCAATGGAAGGCGGTCGTTTCCTTGAACGGAACATAGCTGACGCCAACCACTGGCTTCTTCAAAAGAAGACGCTGCTGAACGAGTACGTCATCTCGTACACGCACATGAACTCGCTCGCGGTAGACGGGCAGCTTGGAAGACTCGGGCGTGTGCCGAAGTACGTCGCTGACTCCATCAGCATCTTGCAGACAGCGCAGCGCCTACAGAACGAGATTGTCAGCCTCGTAGAAGCCATCAACGAGAACATCATCAAGATTCTCGCCATCGAGCAGTCCATGCTTCAGATGGTTGACACCGCGTCAAACAGCATAGCGAACCTGCTGAACAACATCTGCAACTGGGGCATCCCAGCGCTGCCCTCCATCCCGAACTTGTTCCCGGACCAGCTTTGGAACTGGAACGGCTTTCTGTTTTCCCCGCTGGCGCTGTTCTCCACGCTCAAATCCAGCGTGGAGTTCAACTTCAATTTCACATTCGCCAACTGCTCGTTCGGGCCGACTGCGCCCTCTGCATTGT